TTTACCAACAGTTCATTCATAAGTCACGATATGCTCGCTGGCTGTGGGACGAAAATCGCCGCGAAAACTGGGATGAAACTGTAGCACGTTACTTTGATTTCTTTCAAGAACATCTGAGTGAGAACAATAACTTTATTCTAGATGATGATGTGCGTAAAGAGTTGGAAGAATCTGTTCTGTCACTCAAGACAATGCCATCAATGCGTTGTCTTATGACTGCTGGTGAAGCATTGAAGCGCGAGAATGTTGCTGGCTATAACTGTTCATATGTTGCTGTAGATAATATTCGTTCGTTCGATGAAATTCTTTACATTCTCATGAACGGCACTGGTGTTGGTTTCTCTGTTGAATCTAAGTTCACAGAACAGTTGCCAATCGTTGCAGAAGACTTCCATGATTCTGAAACAACTATCGTTGTTGCAGATAGTAAACTCGGTTGGGCAAAGGCTCTTAAAGAATTGGTTGGTATGTTGTATGTTGGTCAGGTGCCAAAGTGGGATTTGACTAAGGTTCGCCCTGCTGGTGCACCACTCAAGACCTTTGGTGGTCGTGCATCTGGGCCTGCTCCTTTGCGTGATCTGTTTGCGTTTTGTGTTTCCACTTTTAAGAAGGCTGCTGGTCGCCGCCTCACAACTCTGGAGTGCCATGACATTGTTTGTAAGATCGCTGAGATTGTCGTTGTCGGCGGTGTTCGCCGTTCTGCTCTTATTAGTCTTTCCGATTTATCTGATGACCGTATGCGTGTGGCTAAGTCTGGTGAATGGTGGAAAGACCATATTCAACGCGCTTTGGCCAACAACTCGTATGTAGCAAAAGATAACGTCGATGTTGGTATCTTCATGAAAGAGTGGCTATCACTATATGAAAGTCATTCTGGTGAACGTGGCATCTTCTCTCGTCAGGCCTCAAAGAAGCAGGCTGAGAAGTTTGGTCGTCGTGATCCTAATCATGACTTTGGTACCAATCCATGCTCAGAAATCATTTTGCGTTCCCGCGAGTTCTGCAATCTGACCGAGGTCGTTGTTCGTGGTGATGACACACTCGAAACACTCAAAGAAAAAGTCCGCAACGCAACCATTCTAGGCATCTTCCAATCTACCCTCACAAACTTCAAATATCTCAGCAAAAAGTGGAAAGAAAACTGCGAAGAAGAACGTCTTCTTGGTGTTTCACTCACAGGCATTATGGATTGTGAGTATACCAATGGTAAGAGAGGTGATTTGCAAACCATTCTGAATACACTTCGCTTTGTTGCTCAGGCTACAGCGAAAGAATGGTCTGACAAGATTGGCATTCCTATGCCTGCTGCTATTACTTGTGTTAAGCCATCTGGTACAGTTTCTCAGTTGGTCGATGCAGCCTCAGGCATTCATACTCGCCATTCACCATATTACATTCGTACCGTTCGTGCAGACAAGAAAGATCCACTTGCAAAGATGATGATTGAGATGGGCTTCCCTGCTGAAGATGATGTGACAAAGCCAGATCACACATACGTTTTCTCATTCCCAATCAAGGCTCCAGAGAATGCTATATATCGTAAGGACATGACTGCTATTCAACAGTTAGAGTTGTGGCTTACATATCAACGTCATTGGTGTGAACATAAGCCATCTATTACTGTTTCTGTCAAAGAACAAGAATGGCCAGAAGTTGGTGCATGGGTTTGGAAACACTTTGATGAAATGAGTGGTGTTTCATTCTTACCATTCTCTGATCACGTTTATGCTCAGGCTCCTTATCAAGATTGCACAAGAGAAGAATATGAAGCTCTTGCTGCAAAGATGCCTAAGAATGTTGATTGGGCCAAATTGGCTGACTATGAAAAGCAGGACATGACCATTGGTAGTCAGGAACTCGCATGTGTCGCGGGCGCCTGCGAGCTAGTATAAGGGTCAAGTAATGTCAAGAGAAGTTGATAAGGTTATATGTAGAGACTGCGAAAGTGAATACAAGTTGATGTATGATCTTGATGATACATCTGGTCATCCTAAGTTCTGCCCTTTCTGTTCTGCCGAAGTCTATGATGATGAGGAAGAAGAACAGGAAGAAGAATAAATAATTGTATGAAAACATTTAAGCAATATAACAAAGATAAGAAAATAGGTTCCGGTGTAATACCGGAACCTATTCATTTTCGAAATGCTTCCTCATTGAATGAGGGTTCTTATGATTCTTGGAAAAATAAAAACGACAATACGCAATTCTCTCGTAGATCATCTATCACAAGTCAACTGAAACCAATTGCAGTCAGTAAGGTTGAAAGCACCGCTATTGGTAAATATACAGCAAACAGTAAACCTATAAACAAGAAGCTAATAAGCAGTGTAGACCTAACAGATAACGATAAGAAGACTGTTGGTCATCTTGACTCGGTGATTGATAAAAATAAAATATCCCACAATATACACACATACGCTGGTATAGGTTTTGATCCAACAAAACACACCGACAAAAACGGTAGAATGAAATCACCATCATATATATCTGTAACTCATGATAAAGATGTAGCACATTCGTTCACCAGTAAACATAATGATGGTATTCATCATATAATGCACCTTGAATTGAAGGCCGGTGATCCTGCTGCACATATAGCAGAACACTCACACAGAAGTCATGAAGGTGAAACCCTAATCAAGCGCGATGTGACATTACAACATCATGGTCACGAAGACTATGAAGAAGATGGAAAGAAGTATCGTATCCATCGTATGAGCATTGCCAAAGATTGATATATACTCCGCAAGGAGTATATTATGTGGTTGTATCAAGGCAAAGAAATCAATGAAGATCAGATCGACGGTTATACGGGCTTCGTATATCTCATCACCAATCTCACCAATAATCGCCGTTACATCGGCAAGAAACTCTTTAAGTCAACGCGAACCAAAGTTATTAAAGGTAAGCGAAAGAAAGTTAGAAAAGACTCCGACTGGCGAGACTACTATGGATCAAACGCCGCACTCAAAGAGGATGTGGCTAGCCTAGGCCCAGAAAACTTCACTCGCGAAATACTACATCTCTGCAAATCAAAAGGCACCGCAAACTATCTGGAAATGAAAGAACAGATAGACCGTCGAGTCCTTGAATCCGACCAGTGGTACAACGACTGGATCATGGTAAAAGTGCATCGTTCCCATATAAAATTGTAACAATCTATGTTACGTTCAGGAACCCTTGTTTTTCAGTGGTTTCTTGTGTGACATTTATGCCACATTAGACTAAAGTATTAGTCTCCGACCAAAAATAGTTCTTGCATTGGCCACCAGAACCTTTATAGTCTATCTGTAAGTTGATGACAGGAGACACCATGATTGACGCAGTTCCTACTTTCGCCGCTCCCCTCACCAAGTATCTTGAGGTCATTCGCCAAGACTATCGCAAGTTTATGGGCGATTGTGCCACTATGAATGTTGGTAAGGATGAGATCCGTCAACAAATGATCGCAGAGTTTGAAGCCAATCTTTACTATGAAGTTGGCCGCAAGTTTATCAAGGTGATCAAGGGCGGCACTGGCACCAGCGTCCACTCTTTCATTGTGACCGAAGATAATGGCAAGTTCAAGAAAGGTGACATTCTGAAGGCTGCATCATGGCGTGCGCCTGCTAAGAATTTTGCCCGTGGTAACCTTCTCGAAGGTACCTTTGATCGTGTTCGGTGGACTGGAGTGGTTTGATGTTTGTGCCTTTTGCTGAGATGAAGATCGCACCTTTCAAAACTTACGAGGAGATTCCGCAACTCACCAAAGAGTATATCGTTTACGTTTGTGGTGAACAAGACCTAGAGAATGTTCCTCTTGAGGACATTAACAGCTTTATGGATATGCTCTATACAGCCGAGATGAAACGGCGTGAGGAGTATGAAGACGGGTGGGTGATCTAATGGCTAAACGTGAAGAAAAGATTGTTGAGATCAAAGGTCCTTGTTTCGCAAAACCCAAACTGAATACCAACTTCGGTATGAAAGAGTTTGCGACAGGTAAAGAAGCGGCCAAATACCTTTTGAAGGTGACTGGCTATAAGATGTCTGTCCTTGATTGGCAGATGATTGGTAAGATCGTAGAAAAGGAGAACGCAAATGCCTAATTGGTGCTCGAATAGCTTCACTGTTACACACGAAGATCCTGCAATGATTACTAAGTTTGCTGAAGCCTTCAAGGCCGGCAACTTGTTTGAGACATTCGTTCCTCTTTCGAGCGGTGAATGGGACTATGGTACAGCCATTGAAGAATGGGGTACCAAGTGGGATGTCAATGGTGGTGATATCACGGTTGATCCTGATGGTAAGAGTGCGTATGGTTTTTTTGATACCGCTTGGGGTCCTGCAACTGAAGCCTATGCCAAATTCAATGAGCTTGGTTTTGATATTGATGTTGTCTATCATGAACCAGGCATGTCTTTTGCTGGCCACTTCTGTGATGGCGAAGATTATTGTGTTGAGTATGACTTCACAAATGAAGATTGGCGTGAAGACATTGGTGATGAAGAAGTGTTGGATCTTCTAGAATCCGAGTATGAGTCCTGGAAAGAATGGCAGGACGAAGAAGAAACTGAAGAAGAGGAAAAGGAGTAAATCATGGACTTTATGCGTCATCTGAAATATCTGGCCGTTGGTGTCAGTATGTTTTTCATGGGCTTCTGTGCCGTTGTTACACTGTGGGTCTTCTATGACCTTGCATTGAAGTATTTTTCCGCAGAATACTTCATCATTGCAGGTGCTGTTGGTGTCTTTATTTTCCTTTCATACAACATGGGCTTGATTGCCGTGCAGATGAAAGAATACAAGGACAACTATCGCGACCGCCCTTGACAAACCTTTCACAACCTGATAAGGTTCTTTCATGTTGATCTATGGAAGAAATTCGTCTGGTCGTAAGAAGCCGTCAAAGAAGACTTTGAAGCTCCGTCAAGAGCGCAAGGACTTCTTTGCGGCTATTCTTGCGAACAAGACGAGACAGAGACCAAACAACATGCCTGATCTGTCTTGTGAGTCCAAGGCGGCACCTCTTTCCAATTCTATTCCTGGTTATGGCTTCAAGAAGTCTGTCGATGACTGGAAGTGGAAACGTGATCGTGAAGAAACCGCAGAGACGATCAAAGAGATTGAACGCAAGAAAACCCGTGTCGCGCCGGCCTACAACAAAGGGGCTACGCAGTACATTACTGATGGTGCTGACCCAACAACCCTAGGACGAAAAGTATGAGCAATAAAATTCTACAACTTGATCCGCCTATCCCACTTGATACACCAAAGGGTAAGGCGCTTGCACATTTCTTGGTTGATTATGGAACAGAGCATCACTGGCTCTGGGTTTGTTTCCAAGATGATACAGGCGAATGTTGGACGTGGGAAAATACTCAAATTAAGGCGCAACATAATCCTACATTTGGCCGAGTTTTGAAGAAAGAAAAGTGATGACAAAGAAGACTGTGACGTTCATTGACCCACCCTCTGGTTGGAAGTATGGTTTTCCCATGCAGGTTCCTGATCCTCAGCCAGAGAATATGATGGCTTGGCTTGTCGAGCAAGGCTATCCTCAAAAAGAGATTGATAGTTATGGTAAACATTTCTATTGCCGGTATTGGCAAGAAGAGGTTGAAGATAATGCAACTGTTTCTTGATTGTGATGGTGTTCTTGCAGACTTTGTTGGTGGTGCAACCAAGGTTCTTGGTATGCACCCAAACGAGTTTGAGAAGAAGTATGGTGAAGCAAAGATGTGGAATATCATCGAAGATCATCATGACTTTTTTGGTAATCTCGAACCTCTTTCTGATTCCTATGAGTTGTTCGATGCAGTCAAGCATCTTGCACCAATCATTCTAACAGGTCGACCTCGCGGTGAATGGGCTGTCGAACAGAAACTTTTGTTTCGTGATAAGTATTATCCAGGAACACCCATGATTGTTTGTCGTTCACAAGACAAGATCAAATATGCTGAACCTGGCGATGTTATCGTGGACGATTGGCATAAGTATAAGCACCTATGGGTCAATGGTGGTGGCATCTGGGTGATGCACACCAGCGCCAAGGACTCTATACGGCAACTCAAAGAGTTAGGTGTAATATAATGTCATATAAATTGTATACCAAAGATAATTGCCCTTGGTGTGTCAAGGCAAAAGAGTTACTAAATAACCTAGGTGTTCAATACAAAGAACTTCATTACGACAAAGATTTCACCAAAGATGATCTAAGGGCACTTATCGGGCCCAATCTCCCCCTTACAGTACCACAAATTTTTGTGAAAGATC